AAAAAACAATCTTTATCCGATGAAAATGGTAAAATGGATTTTATTGGACAAATAATGCTGCAACTAGGTTATACAGAAACTCAACTACGAAATCACAAATTACCTTCCGATTTAGGTTTAGATATACCATACTTCACTGTTCGTCATCGTAATCGAATAATCGATTCCATTCTAACAATAGACATTCTACGTCTAGACCCATTAGCAAGACAAATACAATGTACACGTCTTTCTACTCTAATGGAAAAGTTCGATCATACAATTGAATATATCCATACTCTTACCCTCCCCCAGAAAGTTGAAACTAATAATGAATCTCCCTTTTAAACAATATGGTGAAGAAGAACATATTCTAATAAGAGACATCGTTCTTAAAGACAACTACCCTATCGAAACTATAAAGTGTACAAAGTGTGGTTGCACTTTAGAGACTAAAAGAAAAGAATGGCTTAATAGACTATGGTTTGCTAGACAACACAAAGAATGTAAAGGTATTACAAGATGATGAATCCACTTTCTAAAGTTTCTTTTGAAAGATATGATAATGAAGATCATATTTTAGTATCAGAAAACTATCCAGTCAAAACTATGAAATGTACTATTTGTCTTTGTATAATACATTCTCATTACTCAAACTTTACTAGAAGATTAAACTTCCACAAGAAACACAAAGAATGTACGATTACCTAACCTTTTGTTTTGTTTTGCCTTTCGTTTCTTTTCTTTCCTTTACCTGTCTTGCAGGTTATCCACCAACACAATCAGAACTTAATGAAGCAGTTAAACAAGCAAGACAAGTAAGACAAGCAACATTAGAAAGAAAAGAAAGAATCTATGACTACCAAAAATCTTCTTATGGTCAAATGAAAACCTTAGAAGAATCAAATTCTAAATCTATGCGAATAGAAAGAGAAGCAATGTATAAAGAACAAGAAAGAAGTCGTACTCTAATACCAATCTACTATTACCCTGTATACTATCCTGTCAGATATTCATCAAGAAGATCAATCACAATCCGTTACTAACCTCCCCCAGGAAACTAATTATGAAAGCTCACGAATTACTATCTAGTCCAGATAAATGGACAATACATGTTGCTGCAAGAGATAATAAAGGACGACAAGTATGTTTAGATAATGAAGCCGCTTGTTGTTTTTGTATTTGGGGTTCTATTCGTAAATGTTATAATCCTAATGATGAAATTGACTTAAAATATACAGTAGCTATAGAAGCTGAAAGAATCATTAAACATCTTAAACTAACTAGTTTCAAAGATTTATTTGAATGGAATGACAATACAACATACGAACGAGTATACTCTGTCCTAAAGGAATTAGATATATGAACTACCGCCTAGAATGGATTCAAGGCTTCATCGAATCAAATAACCTAACGTATTTACTATCCCACCCAGAATTTACTAATGGTACTCTATTCGAATGGAAACTATTCGGATGGATTGCTTTTTAAGGAAACAAAATGTATATAGAACCAATTTACTTTAAAATATTTATTGATTCTAATAATGTAAATCAATGTGAGATACGTGCTAACGATAGATTCAAAGTATTTCCTGAATCAATATTAGCAGCAACAATTACAGATCTAATCTTCATTTCTGTAGAAATAAATCACTATAGAAAACATGGAATATTCACACAAAAGGTGACGACCGAAAGTAAAGGTGACGAATGAAATTACCAAGATTTAAATCAATTGAAAAACATATTGAATCAGACTCTATGAAGGGTTGGTGTACAAATTGTGGTAAATGGACCCATGATTCTTGTGAACCTGATGCTCATGAATATATTTGTCCTAAATGTAATAAACCCACAGTATATGCAGCAGAAGAACTTCTTATTCAAGGATTGGTTTTAGATATTTAACTTCCTTTCCTTTCAACTTCCCTTAACTTTAAATTGGAAACCACTATGAGAATTTTATTGACACAATTCCATCATTTTGTTTATTGTACATTCCCTATTCTTGCTACCATACATAAATGGACATGTAAATTTGAATCAGACATTCAAAGAGCAATATTAAAAGCTTGTTCCCACCCAGGAATAACTTCAAGGAATAGATTAAAGAAAGCAATTAAACTTTGTAGAAAAATTGCTGTAGAACCACAACTTTTTGATTACTATGTAAATTAGGAAACTATCATGAACTACGTAAAATTAGAAGATGTAGTAGTAGGAAATCTATACTACATCAGAGTAGATATATGTGAACAAAGTCAATTAGTATTATGTTGTGCTAACTCTTTTTTTAATGGATTGGGAATAGTTTGTTATATTCTAAATATACCTTTAAACTTACAAAATACTTTTGTAGTAAAAGATAATTATACACTACTAAATGTAAACTAAAATAATTCTGATTCTAATTATGATTCTATGAGATATCATAGAATCAGAATTTATCCGCGAGAAACTATCATATAAAAAGAATTATCGCTGACCCCCTGTATGTATATTGTGATAGTTCGATAATTGACTCAAATTCCCAGAATCTGAGTAATCCTACCTAAAAACACTGGGAATTCCCATTTTCTATTGAATTTATCACGAGAAAAGCTATCACGTTTGGTAGAATTATCGCGGAGAAATTCCTATTCCTTGATATCGAAAGAAATTTGTTATGAAAATACCTGAAATAACCATAGATAAAATGGAATATGATTGGTCCGAAAACAAATTGTACAATAAAAAAACAGATATGTTTGAAGATCCCGATGATGAACAACTTGAAACATTACTTGCAATTCTTAAAAATCATTACACAAAAATCAAAATAATAACTCTTTTATTAGAATCTGAATAATGACAAACCTATTAATTAATAGTGGTCCAGGATCAGGTAAATCTCATACAATTTGTCAAGCTTATTTTTACTATAAAGCTACAAATAAACCTCTTTGGCTACAACAAAATATATGGACAGAAGAACAATTTGAAATTTATGATTGGATTCATCATAATATTCGACTAGGTAATGAAGAAAAGAAACAGTGTGCTTACATGGCTTATTCAGCAGAAGTAGCTGAAAGATTAAGTAAAAAAGTACATAAAACAGCTCAAGTTAAGACAGCCCACGGATGGGGGGCTTCAATTATCATTAAACATGCTCGATGGGTCAAGATTAATCATAATCGATCCATTCATCTTGTAGAGCAATATACAGGTAAAAACTATTGGAAATTACCTAATCGAAAGCAATGGCAATCAACCATCAAGCATCTTGCTTGTCTAAAAGAGGAAATGAAAGAAGCTACCTTAACAAACATAGAATATGTACATGAAAAATACCCTGATCTTTCTAAAGAAGAAATCCATCCTCATATTGTCGAACAATGTTTAGTCTTAATACCTTTAATGAAAATAATCACTGACGAAGGTATCGAATACATTGATCAAGTTTGGTTAGCTAATCAATATCTTAAAGAACCAATCTTTGACCTAGGTTTTGTAGACGAAGCACAAGATTTATCTGTTGCTCGTCTAACTTTATGTAATAAACTATGTAAAAACCTAATCTACGTACTAGACCCTAACCAATCTATATTTGGATTCTCAGGTGCCGACACTCATGCTTATGAAAAGATTAAATCAATCTGTGATAAAGAACTATTCTTAAAAGAATCTTTCCGTAATCCACCAAATATAATCCAAAAACTCAATGGAATGAAACCTAATGCCAAACTAAGAACAAAGAACACCACCCCAGGAGAAATAGTACAACTATCTTACACAGAAGCAATTGAGAAACTTAAGAATTCTCTTTCTGGTCTAATTATATGTCGATATAATGCTCCTATTGTATCTTTTGCTCTTTTACTTGCACAAGAACAAATTAAATGTAAGATACTTGGAGGTAAATTAGCAGATCAACTAATTTATATGATTAAAGGGACAAAAGCAACAGACTTAACCTCTCTTAGAACAATATTATCGCGTGATCCAGGAATTAAAAAGGCATCCGCAGCTAAAGCATACTCAGATAAAATACAAACCATTCTATTTTGTGCCTCTACATGCAACACAATAGATGAACTTACTAACCTAATTAAAACTTTAATAACAAAAGATCAAACAGCAGGAATACAATTATGTTCAGGACACAAAAGCAAAGGTCTAGAACATCACAATGTATACATACTACACCCCCCAGTAATTTCAGAATATGCTGAATCACCAGAAGAAATAGCTCAAGAGGAAAACTTAGATTATGTCGTCCACAGCAGAACCCAAAGAAACTTGTACTATATCATCCCAAATTGATCTTGAAAAACTAATTTTAGAACTAGGGCCGCTTTTACAAATGCTTTTTGATACTAATAAAGTAATAAAAATTAGAAACTTTGCTTTACAGTTATCTTTAAATAATCATAAAATATCACAATTTATTATAGATATAACTAAAGAGATTTTAGCAGAAAAACTAAATAAATGTCAGATAACTTTGAAGCATTCTACTCTGTAAATAAATTATTAAGAGAGTTGAAAACAACTTTCTACTGTTGGATAGTCAATGACCACACCTACAAAATCATGGATGGAAACGAAATGATCTTTGAAACAGTTTTTCCTTCACAACTACATGCTTTTATACTCGGACTTATTTATGGTAAAAATAACACTAAGGCTAACACCCCAACAACATCGTAAACTAGCAATTGATGCTACAGAAGCAAATTGCTCGATGGAAAAATACATACTATGGAAAACTAACCTAGCTCCTTACGAACGACGATCCGTAGGACGTAGAGTTGTAATACCTTTAATAAAACCCACTGAGAAACAAACATGATTACTCAAAGATTATATAAAATGACTGCTACTAACGAAATAGCATGGTGGGAATGTTCTTTAAATAATAATTTAATCACAAGAACTTATGCATCATCTTCAACAGCAAAATCAATATCAACACCCGCCGAACCAGGAACTCAAGAACAATACGAAGCATATATTAAATATCAACTTGATCGTAAAGGTTATAGCATAACCACCCCCAGTAAAAAACCTGATTTACCAATGCTTGCTCAGGAATATGATTCTCAAGAAATTACACATTTTGCATATCAACCAAAATTAGATGGGGTAAGATGTATAGCTTCAAATAAAGGACTTTTATCTCGTAAAAATACTTTTATTACTTCTTGTCTTCATATCAACATGTTAACTTCTCTTCTACCTGATGGAGTAAAACTTGATGGAGAACTATATGTTGAAAATATAGGTTTTCAAATTATTAATGGTATGACAAGACAATTCAATGTTACTCCAAAACATTATGCTTTAAAGTATCATATCTTTGATATGCTTGATCTAGAAAATAACTTTCAAACACGTATCAACCAAGTTCAATTATACATTGAACAAATGTTTACTAATTATCTTTTCATCAAACAAATGTATGAAGCTCACGTACCTTTCAATACACAAGAAACTTATAGACAATTTTCAATCTATAGTCCTTCGAATCAATTTCCTATTGAACTTGTACCTACAACTTTTTCCCAAAACCTTACTCCTTCATATGCTAAAGAACTTTTAAATCAACACAATACCAAATATGAAGGGGTTATACTTAGAACTCTCGATACACCTTATCAATTAAATCAAAGGTCTTCTTCTCTTCTTAAACTTAAACTCTTTAAAGATAAAGAATTTGAAATAATTGACATCGAACCTCGTAAAAATTATACTTGTGTATTTGTATGTCGTCATCCTTCTGGTGAATCTTTCCGTGTAACACCTTCAACTACAAATTCACGTAAAAGTACAATCCTAATAAATAAAGACAACTACATAGGTAAATGGTTAAAAGTAAAATACGACTCTACAACCAATTCTGGTATACCACGTAACGCCGTAGGACATGAAACTTTTACAAAGGATGAACTGAACCAAGAAACATGACTACTACAATCCAAGTCCCTGACATTCCACCATATACAATAATACAACCCGAAGATTATTATTATTATCATAGAGAACAAAGAAATAAATGGTACACTTCTTTAGGAGCTAATAACGTAATCTGTAATACCATTAAACCCAAAGATTACATTTATTGTTGCCATCTTAGAGACTATCAACCTCAAAGACAAATCCAAAATATTATAGATAAAACATATTATCCCTATTTAGGACTACTACCACAAAATCATGTTAATAGATAAACTACTCAAAGATATATCAACCAATATACTCCTCCCCAGAGATGTTGCTTATAAAAAGTATGCTAGAGAAGGTTATTGGCCTCCTACAGAGCATAATTTTCTACAAGATAGTTTATTATTTCATGCAGACTTTTTAGACAAGATGTCACGTTGCTTATCATTAGCAATAGAAATCCAAACCATATACACAGAATCCGGTATACTTTATGAAAAAGAAATATGTAACCAAAAGGAAAACAATAAAGAAGAATGCTACAAAATACGAGAGTCATTTAGAGATAATATTCTTGGAACATTGGAACAAGAAGAATCTACCATTGACTTTGATCCAACAACACAAATTCCATGAAACTAGACAATGGAGATTTGATTTTGCTTTTGTAGATTTAAAGATAGCGATTGAGATTCAAGGAATTGGACCTGGACACAACTCAATTCCTGCAATGAAAAATGATTATGAAAAAGGTAATGAAGCATTACGTTATGGGTGGATAACAATATATCTAATGGGTTATCAATTAGAACCTGATACTATAAACTCGACTATTGATTATATTTTACAAATAATCAAAGATAGACAAAACAAGTCTATAACAAAAAATCAACAAGAACCAAAACAGAAATTTAGTTCTTTAATAGCACACGCAAGGAGCAGACTACTACCGTGACACCACTTAATATATTTCATCGTAACATACATGACACAAGCTTTAAATTAACTAAAAGAGAAGGAACTTACATCAAAGATGAAATCAAAGTAAGAATATCAACTTCTTTCCCTTGGTACTGCAAAAATCTAGGAATCCAACCGTCTAACTTCTATTCTATAATGGATGGTACAAGAACATGCACAATAATCCAACTGAACAAGATTCTATCAGGAGCAGGTTTGATAGCAATATTGCGTCAAGAACTTGTCATACAGGAATCCGAGACTGGTCCAAATGCCAAAAATGCACATTATCAAGGACAAGAAGGAGAGTCTCCATTAGAAGGGATGGAGGAGATGGACGTATACGAGTAATATTCATAGGTAACTCCCCCCAGAAAATAGATGATTTATTAGGTATACCTTTTATGGATGAACAATCCAAAATGATTGATGCTTTAATAAATTATGTAATAGAACCTTTTCAATGGACATTAACAACATTAGTTGCTTGTCGTACAATGACTGTATTAGGTTCTTCCGAAGCTTATGATGAAGAAGAAGGAGATTTAAGAAAATTAATAAATGGTATTGACTATGACATACTAGAGGAAGACCGCTTACCTAGAAAAGTAGAAATACAACTCTGTTCTCCTCATATAGCTGAACTAATACAATCTATACAACCTCATGGTATAGTTCTATTAGATACAGAATATAAATCAAAACTTCCAACTTTAAACATTAAATTCCCTCACAAAAAAGAATATAAATTACTTCCTCTTTTAAAAGAATCTCATAAACTCACAAAGTTTATATCAAAACTATACGACAAGTTTTAAAATGGAAAATCAAAAATTATTAGAATTAGTAGAAATGCAACGTATATTATTTTTAATTCTTGTAGAATTACAAAAAATTACAACTGAATTACCGATTCTAAAAATGAAAATTCTATAACATGGAAACCTTTACACTTTCATTACATGATTACTTTATAATAATCATATCTTTACTAGCAATTATATCTTTATTACTTTATAGAAAAAAATAACTTATGAAACTTGCCTGGAAAGGACCATTAATTGATGGAATCTCCCAATCTATAATTAACAGATACCTAACTTGTCCTTATAGATTCTTTCTATATGCTGCTTTAGGATTAGAAGATCCCGAAGAATATAATGCAAATCTAACTTGGGGAGATTCTTTTCATGTTGGTTTAGAACATTTAATCACAGGTGAATCAATAGAAGAATCAACAACACATATGTTGACTCACCTAAAAACTACCTACCCAATGTCAGGTCCGACATTTCCCCATTCTACGACTCATATGCTTAAGTTATATGATCTTTCCTACCTTAATAAAGAAGAATGGGTAACAGAACAAGAATTCAAAGTACCTTATACTTTACCTTGTGGTAGACAACTTACCCTTAGAGGTAAATTAGATGGACACAATATAACAAAAACAAGAGCAGTAGAACATAAATGTAAAAAGAGACACGACAAAAACAAACTACGTCAAGAGATTTACAAAGACTTACAAATCTGTCTTTATTCACTTGTAACAGGAATACGTGAATGGCAGTATGATGTAATCAAAATACCAGATCTACAATACTCCCCCCCAGTAAAAAGAACTGTTGAATCTTTTGAAAATCAAGTACGACGTTGGTATACAGAAGTTGACTTCGGTGACTATCCTATAAATAAAAAGAAAAGATTATGGATAGATCAATTTCCTGTATACTTATCAGAAGATAATATAACAATCTTTAAGAATAGAACTCTAGATCCTATACTTCTTCGTATGTGTAAATGGTATGAAAAAGTATCTTCTGATTCTTTCGATCCAGAAGTCTATGATGATATATATTATGAAAATCCTATTAGACACTTTAACCCTTTAATGACAGAATCATTTGAAGGACCATACCACAAATATATGACTGAGCAATGCGATTTATCTTACTTAGTACCAGTAAAAGGCTTTTTCAATGAACTCTCAGAATGAACACGAAGATTTTGATTCCTTTCTTGATGGATATCGAGAATTTATAGCTAAAATATGGTCTCCTACAGAACCTGAACTCTTACATGCTGTTTGGGGTTTTATAGGAGAAGTTTTAGAACTTGAAACTAACGGTTACAATCTTAATACCGAAGAATATTATAAAGAACAAATAGAAGAAATAGGAGATCTTTTCTATTACTTATTCACAATCGAAAGACTTACAAATACAAAAATAGATTGGGTTTCAATACCTATTCCTTATGCCGATCAAACAATCTTACATTCAGCTCAAAGATTATCTAATATCTTTAAGAAACATACTTGGTATGGACATGAACTACAACCTTTAAACCTATCTTCAATATACAGTACACTATTAGAAGAAATCGATAATATAAATGAATTCATACGTAATCCATACTCCCCCAGAAAAATCATTGAATTGAATGTAGAAAAACTACAAAAAAGATACCCCGATAACATTTTTACTTCAAAACATGCAGAACAAAGGTTAGATAAAGAATGATACCAATATTTTTTGATATTAAATCAGTTAAAAATTACTTACATCAAAATCCTTTTGGAAAGTGTTTTAAATGTAAAATGTATGGTAAAATATCAATAACATATAAATTAGAACAAGCTATAAAATTCTTTGAGGAAAACTCATGAAAGCAATACCTACAGATGAAGTATCTATCATCTTAACAAAAGCAGAAACACGAATTTTTATAAATATACTTGCAAAAACTCCTTCACAAGAATCTTCTACAGAACTTGTACTTAGATTAGAACTTGTTGATTTATTACGAGGTCGATTATGAAAGGACTAGGTTTACTTGTATATGGATCTGAGGGAATTGGAAAAACCTCATTCGCTCTTAGATTCCCACAACCTCTTATCTGTCTATCTTGTGGAGAGACAGGTTATGAAGACTTAGAATTAATTCAAGATGTACCACCTGGTTGTGAAAACATCAATATTAAAAACTATAGCCAAATAGATGCTATATTACAAGAAATAGAATCTGGTACTATTGTAATAGATTCTTGTTCAGGAATGCAAGCTCTACTATTTAGTTATGTCTGTTCAGTAGAATATGGTGGTGACTGGGATAAATTCATGGCTTTCTATCGAGGACCAAGAAAAGACAGTCCACCAGTATTACAAAATACTTTAGATCTTTGCAACCGTGCAAGAAATAAAGGAGTACATATTGTATTTCTAGGTCATACAGCTACAGATGCAGAACCTAATGCTTTTGGGGCAGATTACCTATCTCATATACTAAGAATGGATGCTAGTAAAGATGCTGGAATAAGACATACTATGACAGAATTTGCTCAAGCAATTCTATTCATGACTCTTGATATAACTATAGATAGAGCAACAACTACAGACAAATTAACCAAACTAATTCTTGAAGGAAAGGCAACAACAGCAGACAGAAGAATAATGTATACAACTAAATCTACTTCACACTCAGCAAAGAATAGGTTAAACCTCCCCCCAGTAATTTTATTAGGAGATTCAGCAGATGAAGCTTTTAATAACTTCTGGTCAAAACTTCCTCCTTATTACAATAAACCCGTACCAACAAACCCTATATAAAAACTTACCAGTTCACGATTCAGAAAGAAATTTATTATGTCAGTAAAACAAGGCAAAGTATCTCCTGCATTTCTCAAATCTTTTGCAAAGAAAGAAGTAGCAGTTCAAAATGCTAAAAAAGCAGAAAACAATCTTAATTCTATTCCAATGCCTATTGGATGGGAAGGAGATTGTCTTATTACAGATCTAGTCTTTGATGAACTACCAGAAAAAGTAGATCCTGTAACAAAGAAAGTCAATCCACCTAGTCCTTTTGTTAGGATTGAATTCAGTTCTACAGATGAACAATTCAAAGGAAAGAAACTTTCTCAGACATGGTGGTTGAATGCTACTACCAACTCTTCCGAAGAAGATCGTTTAACTTGGATGTTCAATGGTCTTGAAGCTTGTGGACTTCCCCGAGAAATTCGAGAAAAGATGGAACATCCATCTGAGATTTGTGAATGGTTCCTTGATTCTTCTATTGTAGGATACGAACCTCGTATAGCTCATATCAAAGTAGTAAAAGATACTTGGTTTGGATCTACAACAGGAAAGAAGATCCAAATCAGACAACGAAAAGAATCACTAGAAGCAACATCTACAGTCTCCCCCCAGAAGGAAGGCTTTGTAACCTTTCTTGGAGTAGAATATAAGATTGAAGAAGATCTAGGAGATCGACTTCGAGTAACATCTTCTGCTACAGGCCGAGAAAAAACTATTGCAAAATCTGACTTGCAATAATTAATGTACTACTCCTACCATCGCGATGGTGGTCCCTTGTAGATATTACGAATACTGAAAATGGTCCTCAAAAGACACAGTAACTTAATTGTTAAAGTATTTGGAACAAGGAGTATTAACCGAGTATGTATCTGGTGAAGCAGAGAGTCTTATATACTCTTGAGGAAGGTTCGATTCCTTCTACTCGGACTGTTTAATTAAAACTCATAATAGGAATAAATTATGATTCCAGAAAATGTATTAATGAATGAAGTTCTACCACTAACTAGGAAAATAGATGAATTTCTAGTACAAGAAGGTATAAAACTAAACATAGGACTAGCTGCTTTATGTATGACTTTATCTATAAAATTAGATGAATTAACAGAACCATCTCTTTTAACTATTTTATTAGACAAACAATTAGCATATCTTTTAGAAAAAGAATCTGACATACAAACACTAGAAAGTAATTAAATTATGGAACTAGATCTAACATACATAACTCCCCAGGGACACAAATGTACTATTCTAAGAACAACAGAAAATACTGTAACTCTCTTAGTATATGATAATCCTAATGATCCTCATGAATGGACAACAAACTTAGACAACTTTACAAAAAACTATAAGGTAATATCATGAAAAATATAGAGAAGCTATTATATATTATGTGGGGTCTTGTATTTTTTCTTTATGTATTAACAACAATTCTTGTTATAAGGGTTTTATGGTGACTAACAACCCTAATAAAAAAGGTTGGTTAGAAACTTATGTCCATTCAACACTTATTAAACACTCGAACACTCTCTGGAAAAAAGAATATGAACGAAGAACTTCAATGGAAAAAATATCCCGTACTAAACGACGGATTTATATGTCTTGTAGACGTAATGGGAGACGACTCTGCAATCGTTCAAGCCGCTAGAGTCTCTTATGGAAAAGATGAACACAATACTATTGAACTTAAAGCAGCATCAAAAATATTAAATAGAGAAGTAACACATTATCATTATAACTTTAGTAAAGCAATGGCTACTTACTCTACTAAAGATAATCCTAGTGATATATTTCTATTAGAATTTTGTGGGACTAATGCAAATACCTTAAAAGATATTTCTGAATTAACAGAGAAATTAAAGACTGAACAACTAACAAAAGACCGTAATCTCATTCGTCGTCTTATGAAAGATCAACATACTTCACCTTTTGAAATGGTTGAATTTAAATTTAAAGTACGTGTTCCAATGGATTGTTGGAGACAATGGATTCGACATCGTACAGCTAATGTTAATGAGTATTCCACAAGATATTCAGAAGCTATAGACTCACAACAAACAACAGACCCTACCCAGTGGAGAATGCAGAGTATCAACAATAAACAAGGAAGTTCAGGTTTCTTAGAAGAATGGCCAGAAGAAGCTCGATACGATTATAACCCTGATCATGATTCTTCTACTCTTAGATTTAAAAATAATTGCTCTTTAACTGAATTAGATTATAAAGGAGAACTTACACCAGGAAAAGTTTTATCTAAACATGAAGAAGATTTTCTTTGGCACGCAAAAGAACTTTATAAACAACGACTTTTATTTGGAGTTGCACGTGAACAAGCCAGAAAAGATTTACCGCTTTCAACATATACAGAAGCCTATTGGAAGTGTGATTTACACAATATATTTAACTTCCTTAGACTGCGAATGGACAACCACGCTCAACTTGAAATACGTTTGTATGCCCAAGCAATGTACGAAATAGTCAAACAAGTTTGTCCAATTGCTTGTGAAGCGTTTGAAGACTATGTATTAAATGCACGTAAGTTCTCAAAAATGGAAATGGAACTCTTAAGATTAGCTTTTGAAAAAATAACTTTTGTAGATGAACATAAACCTTCTTCTATGACAGACAATGAATGGAAATCTTTCCTGGAGAAATTAACATGAAAGACAAAGCAGCATCAGACAAAGTAGGAACAGGCTTGATCCTTATTCCTCTCTATTCTCTTTTAGCCTTAGGTAAAATCTTTATTGAAGGTTTACGTTATGGTAGAGATAATTGGAAGAAAGGTGTTCACGATAAAGAGTATCAAGAAGAACGATTAGAACATGCTCTTCTTCATTTAATTAAATATAAAGAAGGAGATCGTACAGAAGCACACTTAGCAAAAATAGCTTGGTTTTGTTTTACTCAACTTGAATTAGAAAGACTTGAAAATGAGTCCCGAAGAGATCAAGAACCTAAATATAGATGAATTCATAATGTTAGATGACATATGTGTAAAAATAGTTAAAATAGACGAAAAATACATTACAGTACAATATATACTAGACTTAGAAATAGACTCAGATAGACTGGATCACAATTAATATGTTACCTCGTGAAACCATACATTTAGGTGCAAATCCTAATTGTCCTGATTGTCATAAACTACTTGAAAATAAAGTTCTTAAATCTAATGCTGGTTACTACATAGGAACTGAATGTTGTTGTGGTCCTTACTCTAGAGAATCACACTATTATAAATAATTTGAATCAGCAATCCTAGCTTTAAAGACAAACACAATTAACTGGAGAACTTAACTTGGATGATACCTATGTAATCTGTAGATTAATGGGAGTCCATAAAATGTATCTAATGGAAATATTAGATACGCTTCAATGTCTTTGGGTTGACGACCCTATTATAGCAAATCATTATTTATCAGAAGAAACAGCTACAACAGTTTCTGATACATTAAATGGACTTGATGAAGAATTCACTATAACTTTGGAAAGGTATATTAATGAAAGCTAAGTTTGTGTATAAAGACAAATCATACATATATCTAGAATATCCTCTCCCACCCCAGGGATTGTCAAAACAAATAAAGAAACTATTTTGTTTACCTTGTACTGTAGAGTTTCAAGGCTCCGAAGAAGAAGTAAATAATAAACAAAATTTAAATACTTGGAAAACTAAATGTAAAGAAAGAGTTAAAGAAACATGATACTCTTATTTAAACCAGGTACAAAAGTTCTTCTAGGAAAAGTAGAGGTGCTTATATTAGAAATCAATTTATCTGAATCTATAATTCCTACCTACAAAGTTTGTTGGTGGGATTCTTTAGATAGAAAAGAAGCTTGGATAATTCAAGAAGAAATTAGTATGTTAGATAGTACAGAATATACAGAAATAGGTTTTAAAACATGAAAACAGAAAAAATACTAATACCTCAAAGAGTTTTACTTAGATTGTATGATTTTAATTTTGAAGAAGGAACTACAACATACAAAGAGAATTGGGAAATTTATGATCATAATTATTCCTGGTTAACTTGTTGTAGATGGAACACTAGAATAGGACAATCAATATTAGGTGCTCCATTTAATAATGGATATGCTAGTACCCACTTATGGGGTAAAAGACATACTTACCATCGTCTACTTTATTATGCCTATACAGGAAAACAACCAAATATGATTGATCATAAAGATAAAAATAGATTAAATAATCGTATAAATAATTTACGAGAAGCAAATAATCATATCAATCAAAATAACCAAAAAATAAGTACACAAGGTATATCTAAAAAATCCTCAGGTTATTGGGGGGTTAGGGTATGTTATAATAAAGAAAGACTATATTTAGGTACGTATCCTACAGAACAATCAGCAATTAAAGCTCGTAATAAATTTATAGAAGAACATCCAGAACTATTAAATATAGAGTATTTAGTATGATAATCCTTGCTGTAGATTGTGAGACAAACGGTACTGATCCACATCACGGTTGTAAACCTTTCATAGTTTCAGCTTGTGATGGTGAAAGTACCTGGTTATGGCAAGGACAGGTAAATCCTTACTCTCGTGAAGTTTTCTGGGGGGATGATGATTTAGAGGAAATTCAAACTCTTTTAAACTCTGCTGATACTCTCTTATTTCATAATACTACTTTTGATCTTAGAATGTTAGATTCTATAAATATAGATATAACTAATTTATGGTCTAAAGTACAAGATACTCTTATTGCTTCTCATCTTATATGTTCAGGAGATTCTCATGGATTAAAAGATATATCAATTAAGTATCTACAATATTGGGATGATGATGAACAAGCCTTAGATATTGCTGTACAAAATGCAAGATCATCTAATAAAGATTATCGTATAGCTAAAGAAGGAGATCCTCATTTTCCTGGATTAAAAGGATCTACTATCCGTTGGTATAAAATGGATATGTGGTTAGCTATGGAAGAATGTATTACTTATGCTTTAGGTGACGTAGAAAGAACTTGGTTACTTTGGAGAGAATTTAAAGCATATCTATTATCCGAAAACCTTTGGGGATTATATCAAACTAGACATAAACTATTACGTATCACCTATGATATGGAATCTACAGGTATTTACTTCTATAAAGAAAAAGCACAAAAGTTCTTAAACTCAGTAAATGCTAAAAGAGAATCTCTTAGATTAAAGATAAAAGAAAAAGCAAATATAACCTATAAACTTGACCTATCAAAAAAAGCACACTTATACTCTTTAATTCACGAACACTTAAAAATACCTGTAGATCATAGAACAGAAAGTGGAATGCCATCTATGGCAAAAGAAACCATAGATCACTATCAAAAGAAATATGATCATCCAGCTTTAGAAACTCTTAAAGAATACCGTAAACTAGAAACTAAAGAAAACTACATAACAGCTTATGCCTTATGGTGTGACGAAAACTCTTTAATACATTCTAGATTAAACATTACTGGTACAAGAGAAACAAGACAATCCAGTAATTCACCTAACATGCAGAACATCGATAGATCATCACGAATCTTCTTTGGACCACCCCCAGGAAGTATTTGGGTTGATGTTGACTTAAAAAATATAGAATTATGTCTTTGGGCACACGAAACTGGAAATAAAGAACTAATAGATGCTTTTGCTGCTGGTATTTCAATTCACCATTTAATAGTAGGAACTCTTTATGACTTAGTATTAAAAGAAGGATCTAAAAGACAGAAAGAAGAATACCCTTTATTTAAAACAGACTTAGCAGCTTTTAGTGAAACTAAATCCTATGCTTCTAATAAAGGTGGTACATTCTCTTGGATCTATGGTGGTGGTGATAAAAAGATCAATCAAACATACTTTGATACTTCATCTAACAAACCACCTAATGGAACAGGTTTAATTAAAAATAGATTTCCTGGTGTTCAACAATTTATAGCTCAAACAGCAAAAGAAGTAGAAGATAATGCAAACTATAGATCAGCACCATCTATAGTATGTCGAGGGGGATACCCATTAGAAGTAGATATTAAAACACCTTACAAAGGAACTAACTATCGTATTCAAGGAGCAGCAGGTTGGATAATAACACTTGCTATGATACGTCTATATGAAGATCCTCAAGTAAGAAAATATGGTATAAAAATGGTACAACAAGTACATGACTCTCTAGTCTTACAAATACCAATAGGATCAGCTATATCCTTACTAATAGAAGGTTGTGTACATCATATTGTCGAAGCAGGCAAACATATAGCTCCTTACAAAGCTTCATATAAAATAAAGATAAACCCCGACGATAAAGACAATCCTCTATTAACAGGAATAACATGATGTCACAAACATTCTTAACAGGATCTAGAGTTTATGGAATACCTAAACTTGATTCTGATTATGATATAGTAATTCTTACCGATAAAGAAACATTTGAACTCTTTAAACACTTACAATTTAAATTAACCGACCAAGATCAAACATATAATTTTATATGTGTTCAATCAAAGCAAGAATACAATACCTGGTATAATGCTAAATTACAATGTTTAAGTATAAAACCTTGTAGCAGAGACAAAGCAATTATAATACACAAAAAAGAATTAGCTAAACAAAACATGCTTTATAAATCTCAATCAGGAATAACATAATGCTTAAATTCCTACTAACATTATTCTTACCCTCCCCAGAAAAAATAAAGATTGAATTTCAATCAAACTTACCTAATCAAGAAATTAGAAAAGCAGTATTACATAAAACTTTTAGAGTAATTGAAATCAACTCTTTAGGTAATCGACACGAAATTATATTTGAACCTACCCCTCTACTTAAATCGGATATATAAAATTAATACAAAATTATTACCACCTTTAAAAATCCTAATAGGATTATTTGATTTTCATTATAAAGAAGGACATATAACTCATAGATTTTGTGGTGATCCATATTATTTTGATTCTAATTATAGGGAAATAGGAAATCATAATAATAATATAAATGAACGAGCATTTAATAGTATAACTAATGAAGGTTATTTAAGAGGTATATGTAATAAAAGTTCTTACACAGCCCATAGATTATTGTATTATACATATTATGGTATACAACCTTCTATAATAGATCATATAGATCAAAATCCTTCTAATAATTGCATTACTAATTTAAGACCAGCAAATACTAACATAAATACATCTAATAGATCTAATAACACAAAAGGAATTAGATTGAGAGATAATGGAAAGTATGAAGTTAAAATAAATAATAATTCTAAGCAAATATATCTAGGAGTATATGAGTCAAAAATAAAAGCAATTAAAGCTAGAGAACAGTACATTAAAGAACATAACCTAGATAAGATTTTATATTTAGAAAGATAAATTATATGAATATATTTGAATTTCATACAGGATTAAAAGTAAATTCCACAAATCAAATACAATCTACTATGGATTGTCCTTTTTGTTTAAAAGAAAATCATTTTTATTTCAATCCAACAAATTTTATGTTTGATTGTAAAGTCTGTTCAAAATCAGGAAATGCTATAACATTCTTACGTTTATGGTATGAAACTTTTGATAATTTAACAAAAACATCACATGCTCTTTCAGAAATTAGAGGTATACCTGTACAATACTTTCAAGAGGCAGGAATACAATATAATCAATATAATGGAACTTACATACTTCCAACATATAAAAATGGTAAGATAAACAATCTATACAAGATCTCCCCAGAAAACGATCCTGAAACTGGAAAAGAATTTCTAAAAAGTAGATGCTCTCCTGGAATGGAAAGTACAATATTTAATTGGGATCAAGAATGGCATCCTACTATTTGGGTATGTGAAGGATGGGGTGATAAATTAGCCGCTGAATATATTACACGTGATCAAGCTATTTCGTGTATAGGTGTACCAGGAGCAAATATATGGGATACTAAATGGTTAGAAATACTATCTGGTAAAAATATAGTATTTTTATATGACAATGATGATGCAGGTAAAATAGGTTTCGAGACTGTAATATTAAAACATATTGCTAACTCTCAAAATAAACCTAAATCAATATCGTACTTAGAACATATTGATAAAAAGAAAGGTTATGATGTCAATGATTACCTCAAAGATTATGGTAAAACAACCTTTCAAGAAATATCTGCTCATATCAAACCTTTCAAAGTAGCAGAAACAGTAATTATTGTTAAAACACCTGTTGAAACAATAATGGAAGATAAAGATTGTGATACATTCGATAAACTATTAATACACTTCAAAGAACTATACTATACCACCCCAGACATGGAACTTGGTCTTTTATTGATGTTCATTTCTATTTACTCTTTAAAACTTGAAGGAGATCAAGTATGGGTAAAAATGATTGGTCCAGCAGGTTCAGGAAAATCAACAATCCTAAAAGCTATATCAGCATGTGACCGTGTTGTATTACGATCTACTTTAACAGGACTCTTTTCAGGACACACTAAAGATGGAGAAGAAGAAAATGAAGATCACTCACTCATTCCTATCATCACAGGAAATATGCTTGGAGTTAAAGACGCGGACGCTTTACTCCAACAACCCAACATTGCAAGAATTATGTCGGAATTTAGAGACTTTTATGACAAAGATTCATCAACCCAGTACCGGACTGGTAAACATCATGATTATCAAAACAGAAGATGCACTGTTACCTTATGCGGTACAAATGCATTACGTAAACTCGACAACAATTTCTTAGGTGAAAGGTTTATGGATTTTGAACTTCATCTCACACGTGAAGAACGAAAACATATTACTGAGAAATCATTACAAAATGCAATGTCTGTTGCTATGCGACAAGATGCTAACATACCTGATATGAGTATTATGGCAGCAGCAAAAGGATTTGCAAATCATCTATCAACAAGAGAACCTATTGGAGACATCCCCCAGGAATTACAAAATAATATTCTAACTCTTACTGAATTAGCATCTAAACTTAGAACTAAAGTAGACCGTGCTAGATTTGGTAATGAAATTACTTTTGCTCCTATAGTTGAAGTACCTTCTCGTTTGATTAAACAACTAATTAAAGTAGCTATGTGTTGCCCAGTAGTCTTAGGTGAAAAGACCTATGGACCTACTGCAAAAAGATTAGTATATAAGATAGTAAGAGATATTATAGATCCTAAATCTATTCGATATCGTATCTGTAACTTATTATCTTACAATCATATGACTGGACCCGAAATAGCAGATGCTATGGGTTATGAAAAGAATAGAACTCCAATCTATACTGAATTAGATAATCTAAGAGCTTTAGAAATTGCAGAAATACATACAACTGCACCAGCAGGTATTATGCGTTCTATTAAAAAACTAAGATTAAATGAAGATGTATTACATGGATTGAATGCACTAGAAAGTATACAAAATGTCTAATTTCGACTACGACGAATATATAGATCCTTCGGCACAACATACGAAAGAAGAAATCTATAGAGCCAAAGAAAACCTAAGAGCAACTAAAAATTCTAAGAGAAAGAAAGACGCACTCAACGAAGTAGGAGAACAACCACCCATCTCCCAGGAAATAATAGAATTAAGAAAACTATATGAAAAAGATTATGTACTAGCTCATAAAGATCTTTTTACTAATTCTACTGGTCTTAGAGATTTTGGTGCTGATCAAATCAACTCTATCAACATGTCTCGTAATCTAATTTGGGAAGGTGGTAGATTAGTATTAGCAGAACCTCGTGGTTTTGTTAAAACAGGTCGTACATGTAATCATGCACTATTAGCAACTTTACAAGGAGCAAGAAGATATGTCGTTATCCTCGCCGAAAGTATTGAGAAAGGACAAGAAATTCTTGAAGCGATTCAAGCGGAACTTACGGAAAATGAGGCTTTGGCTAATCTCTATCCAGCCGTCTGTGCCTGCTTTGAACATATCAATAACAGTCCCCACAAAGCTCCAAGACAAACTTATATGGGGGAGTACACAAATATACGCATTGGTAAAGACAGAGTACGATTTCCTATTATACCGGGAGAACCTTGTTCTGGTAGTATTCTACAAGTTAGATCCAAAGATAAAGCACGTGGGCTTTTTACTCGAATCAGGTCTGGACCTGAAAAGGGTAAGATTCTACGACCCGATTTTGTGTTTCTCGATGACATTCAGACAGACGAGGATGCAGAGAATCCAAACACAGTCAAGAAAATTGTTAGAAGACTTAAACGCTCCGTTCTATTTGGAGGATCACACTCTAAACGAGTTTCGGCACTCATGTGTTGTACCCCAATATGTGAAAATGATGTAACCAGTCACTTCATATTAAATGAAGTAGGTTGGGAAGTTGTTCTTTATAAAATGATGAAAGTGCCTCCAAAGAATTATAACCTTTGGATTGAAGACTATGCTAAAGTTCTTTTAGACTTTAAGAAAGAAGAATTAGGTTCACGTAATAAAGCTGCCATGCGTGCTTTAGAATTCTATCGTTCTAACCAAACAGCTATGGACGAAGGTTCTGTAATGTCTTGGGAATGGGCATTTGGTTGGAATGAAGATCCTCAAGTAGAAATATCTGCTTTACAACATGCAATGAATTTTTTAATATACGAAGGAGCAGAATCATTTGAATCAGAATGTCAATGCAACGTCATCATATCCCGTAAAGATACGGAAGATTTAATGGCAAGTCAAAAGACAATCATGGATAAGATACACAACACCCCCAGAAATACTTGTCCTGTAGAAACAAGATATATTACAACCCATATTGACGTAAACAAACCTCTACTAACTTATGTAACTTGTTCTACTGGAGATCTATTCACACCACACATAATTGACTATGGTACTTTTCCAGAACAATCAGGCCAAAGATGGGTAAAAGATAATGTATACAATACATTAGCTAGAGCATATCCAGACATACCAGAAGATGAACCAACTTTCCTAATTTATACTGCTGTAAAGGATATGCTTGAAAAGATTTCTGAAAAGACATACCTACGATCTGATGGAGTCGAATTAGTAAACAACCTTATAACCGTAGACGTAGGTTGGGGTATGATGTGGCATGAAGTATTAAAAGCTTGTAGAGATTGTAAATGTAAAAATATAGTACGACCTGCCCGTGGTATAGGTTTTACGGCTAAAGAAAAACCTATGATGGATAAAAACTATGCAGCAACAACAATAAAATCATATCACTGTTGGCAATCACCAACAGAAGAACATCAAATGATGTTGTACATGGATATTAATTTTATGAAGACACTTATCCATAAAGGATTCAGAACCCGTTATGGTATGGCAGGATCAGTCAGTCTCTTCCCCCCAGAATTCTTTGGACAACATGCTTTAGTAGCAGAACATTGTCATGGAGAAACCCCTAAAATAGATTACTTTGAAAAAGAAGATCGATCAGTAATTATATGGGGAGGGAACGGAGAAAACGAATACTTCGATAATATTGTAGGTTGTGCCGCCAATCTATTTATGCTAGGTTCTTCTCTAAGAGTAAAAGTAGCAAACACTAGTATGGACATGGCTTCTTATATGTCGTCTTTGAAAGTAGCAAAATTATGAAAAATGAATTATTACTTAAAATAATAAGATTGCAAGAATTAACCATAACACTAATAGAAGATATAAATAATAAATTTGACAACCAAATGAATAAGATAATAACTCTTGAAATAGAAAAAAGAAGATTACAACAACAAATATATGTAATTCAAAATACAAAAACATTAAAAGAAATAAAAAGAATAGCAGATATAGATGTAGTAAAAACAACAATAATAATAAAGTAAGTAAATTATGACAATAGAACAAACTAAAGAAATAAATGATGCTGTATTAATTCCTCGTTACTCTAATACTAAAGAATTATGTAGAGTAATAGCAATAACAAAAAATAACCAATATGTAGTAAAAAATACAGATTATAATAATTTATTAATAATCGAAGAAGACATGTCATTTATAAAAATAGGTACATATAAAAAACAATACTTCTTAGGTATTATACCTTACTGGAAATTCAACCCATACTCATGTACTACTTAAAAATAGAAACAATCTACGGACAGATAATATACATAAATAAAAAACATATAATTTATATTTCATTTATACAATTTAAATTATTACCTTATTACCCAACAATACATGGAATAGAATCAAACACAATAATTACATGCATTCATATAAAAGAAGAAAAAGTCTTTTATACCTTAAAAACAGAACAAGAATTAATTCTACAAGAAAATATTAAACCAATACATACTAATCCAAAAGCCCCAAAAACAACAAGATCATATTAAACTCATTAAAGTAAATTTCCCTTCAAGCCAGTATTAAAAACACTGGCTTTTTTCGTCGATGCTTATAAATTTACTAGATTCTAGTAAATTTATGGCGGTGTATCATAGAAAAAGAATTTCTTAGCGTATTGTTTTTTATTATCTTCTTGTTATAATAACTATGGAGTAACGCCATAGAATTCCTATTCTATGATACATGCTAACATTAGTTTGTAAAAACGATATTCTACATAAACCTGACAGTGTACATAAGAACCTATTAACCTAAAACTTCTGTTAATAGAATGCAGGTACGGTTTCCTATAAAGGAAGGTTATTAGTACATTAATAACCTTCTTTTCTTTTTCTTTTTCTTTTTATTAAAGATAATATTATGAATGGATCAATACCATTAGAAGTAACAGGAACTACATTTACTTTATCTACAGGACCGTTAGATGGTGGTAGATATGCTATAGCAATTCAAGCAGTAGGAACTGTAAATAGTATTAAATTAGTTTTAATTCCTCCTGGACAATTAACACTTGCTAATTGTAAATCAGTAGCAGATGTTACAACGACATCAATAACAGAAACTATAGTTCCAAACGGTTGGGAACTTGTAGCTTTATATACCACGTCAACCCCTGCAACTACTCTAGTCACTTACACCAAACTTTAGTTGAAAGAACCCCACAATGTCTCCAGCAGAACAAAATTTCCAAGAAGCTCTAAATTTAGCTTTAGTACCAAGTGTATCAGGTATTGGTACAAACACAGCTAAGCTAGGAACCTTTGGTCTAGGCCAAAGATTCATGGACATTATTAAGAAAGTGTTTGTATCAATCGATGTATCTTCTCTTACTAAAGAAGAATTCCTAGCTGTAGTATCGAGATCATTCGATACTTTCATTGCTCCTATGCTTGCTAGTAATCCTATGGGAATTCTCATAGTACCTATTGTAAAAGCATTAGTTATGACTCTTGCAACTAAATTTTATGACAACCATAAAAAGGTTGTGTAAGCATACCGATTTTAATTTCCCCCCACATGAAAGAAACAAAATGATCCAGCATTTTATAAAACTTCTACTACTCTTGGGCTGTACAACCCTACAAGCCCAATCAGTAACAATAAAAGGTCTGACAACCTGTAAATCACAAGAAGTAATTATTCTTGATAGTTCTTCTTCTGTAGGTACACACCAAAAATGGATAACTCCTGATGGATGTATGACATTAGCAGGAACAAATGGATTAGCTATATCATTCACCCTCCCAGGAAAAAAGGAAATACATTTAGTATCTTCTTCTACAGATGGTATAGCTATAGGTTCTTGGATAATAGATGTTGTTGATTCAGGTTTTAATCCTCTTCCAAACCCCACTCCCACCCCCACTCCCCTTAATCCTGCTCCTATTCCTTATCCAGGATTTAGGGTTCTAATGACATATGATTCAGCTCTTGGAGTACCTGAATCTATGACTGCAAAGGTAGTTAGAGACTACTTAAATACCCATTGTGTCAAAGGTCCAAACAATAAGACAATGGAATATAGAGTTTGGGATGTTAATGTAGATACTACAGAAACAATACCTATGTGGCAAGATGCAATGAACAGACCTAAACCTACTCAACCTTGGATTATTATATCCGATGGTAAAACAGGTTATGAGGGACCAGCACCCAAAACTACTACAGAAATGCTTTCTCTACTAAAGAAATACGGTGGTGCATAATGGACTTTGCAAGAAACAATGAATTAATTATAGATGATAACAATTACTTAGAACATTGTTCTGATATAATTGTAGATGGTGAACAAAAAGGTTTTGGATTAACTCCTAGAAACTATGGTATATATCCAGCAGGTAGTATCGAATCAGTACCAGCTTGGGATCCAAGACTAATTACCCTTTATACAAGAGAAGAATGGTCTTCTCGTATAAAGGATAAACAACAAGCACAATCACAACTATCTGATATACGATTATCAGGTGATGCAGGTGCATCAATACCATCCTTAGATCAAGGACAATCAAACTTCTGTTGGGTACACAGCACGACTCATGGAGAAACAATTAATAGAGCAATAGCTAATGAACCTTATATTGCTTTATCAGCATACGCAGTAGCTTGTTTGATAAAAGACTTTAGAAATGAAGGAGGTTGGGGAGGGCTATCAATGGAATATATCATTAAACATGGTATACCACCCCAGTCAATGTGGCCTCAAGGATCTTTTTCTCGTTCGTATAACAATCCAGCAACATGGAAAGAAGCTGAAAAATATAAGATTACTGGTGCTTGGTGTGATTTATCTATTAGACCATACGATCGTAATTTTAGTTTTGATCAACTTATATCTTGTTTACTACAAGATATTCCTGTAGTAATGGATCTCAATTGGTGGGGTCATAGTATACTTGGTCTAGATGCAATAGAGTATGACACTTCACTTAAACTCTCAGATATAAATCGTTGGGGAGTACGAATTTGGAATTCGTGGGGAAATAGTTGGTCAGATCGAGGTATGGGTTTACTTCGAGGTAACAAGGCAGTACCTAATGGAGCAGTAGCTTCAAGAACATCAAAGGCAGCATAATATGAAAACAATTCTAATTCTACTACTACTTACATCCTTTACATCAGCAGCTTATGTTGATGTACCTGTACGTAATACACAAACTCCTCTATGCGAAAATGGTCGTTGTGATACCATTAAAGCAATTGTAAGATTGCCAAAGACAATCGTACAAAACACATTCCAAAATTGTCCTGACGGTAAATGCCCTGTCGTAAGAACACAATCTTCTTCTGTGCAAACCCAACAAAGTTGTCCTACAGGTACTTGCCCAATAAGTTCCTCTGTACAACGAACACAAACTAGACAAACTCATTGGAGTTTTCCAGGAAACATAACCAATCATCTACAAACTGATCATGGACAAACAATATCTGGAATGTCTACAGAAGATCAACTAAGATTACATGATTCAATTCATACTTCTTCTAGATCTTCCTATTCATCTTCTTATTCTTCTTCTTCTTATTCCTTTCGAGGAAACAAACCAATTAGATCATTCTTCAAAAGGATATTTTGTCGATGATAAAACAAAACCTAGCTATAGCATCAGGCGATACAATATCAGGATCAGATACAATACCTGATAAAAGAACCTTGAGAGGAATATCCTTTCCTGTAATGAATGGAACAGCAACATTTATTATAGAATCTACAACAGATGGAGGAACATCTTGGATAGAAGTGTATACAAATGCAAACGCATTATACAATCCAGGATACACACAAAGTAAAATAATAAACCTCCCCCAGGAAGTTGTATCAAGTTTATTGCAGTATAGAATTAGAGTCGCAACAGCACAATCTTCTGCTCGTACTTTAGTGGCATTAATACAATGAATTTCTCAACAATTAAGCCAGGTGTTGCTTTAGGCGAAACCTCCACCACAGCATACCGTGGTGACCGTGGCAAGACAGCCTACGATCACTCCCAACTATCCGGCAATCCCCATGCTACGAACTTCCTGGACCTGTTCGGAACTGTAGCAGTAGGGCAACTGCCTTTAGATGTGGCACGGAAGAGCCAAAACAACTTCTTTTTGACTGACCAAGCAGTCACAGGCAACATCACCGCAACCGGCAACATAGGGACTCAGATAAACACGCTTGGAGTCGCCAGAATGAGTCCCGGTACTACAGGTGTAACAGGCTATTTTGAGTGGTACAAACCTAACGGAACTCGACAAGGTTTCGTTGGTTATGATGCAGGCAATGATATAACATTAACTAATAATGTTGGAGGCAATTTTGTTATCAATTGTCCTTTAGCAGTAACAGGCAACATCACCGCATCAGGCTCAATCGTTGCAAACGTAAATATAGTAGCATTAGGCTACCTAGAGACTATTGGGAAAATTAAAACAGGGACGATTTTAGAGTTTGCCTTGGACAACTCGTACATAACCACTGCAGGTGGTTCATCAATTTTCATAACTTCGGTAGGCAGTGCTCAACCGATCAAAGTAGGTGGGTTGGTCGTGTCGGATTCGTACTTGGATACAGCACCGACGAACGGGATATTTAGCAAAGGCAACATCACCGCAAGTGGCACTGGGACGTTCCAATCTACTGGCACGCATACGTTCGGTACAACGAATACGGTGACGATGGCTGCGGGAGCAATTTCAACCAGAAGTGGAGACACTTTCCCAGCCACGCTTGGCCTCCATCAATTGCGGATGCAGTTTACGGCTGGAGGATTTTCGCATTGGGTGCGAACAATCCATAACGAAGGCAGTCCAATCGGAAACGCTATGGAGTTTTTAACACATAACGGGACTACAGACACCTTAGCGGCATCTGTTCTCGGGCTAACGATTTCTAACGGTAATATTAGCACAGGCAACATCACCGCAAGTGGCAACATCACTTCCGTAATCCATTCTCAATCAACAGACCTATCCGTGGCTGATATAGCATCCGGTCAAACACGAATCAGTAAGAACACAACAACCGGAACTTCTAAGATTTGGTTGAACGATGCAGGTACTATGAGGAGTGTGACATTCGTATGAGATACCTAGTGCTACTTTGCATCCTATGCCTTGCGTCGTGCTCGAAGCCTACTCCACATCCAAATTGGAAAGAAGTCGATTGTTCTGAATGTAATGGAGTAGGAAAAGTTACTTACGATAAAGACCATTGGTTTGTCGTTAATGGATTTGAAGAAGCAGGAACCTATACCTGTCCAATATGTCAAGGCTCTGGAAAACTATACGAAGAATTACGTTAATTACTCGAAGGATTTATAAATGGAAATTAGATACACCAAACCGTTCTTTAGCTCACTCAAGCTTGTCTTGTTCCCCGGCTTTTCGCAAGTTGCAGTACAAGACGATCAAGGACGGCAAGGGCAACAAAAGGTTGCTGACAAGCCTCAAATATCTACTTCAATTACTGGCTGGATCAATAACCAAATTGTTCGTAGTGACTACTTCATATACGACGATGAATCCACACCAACAAAGGACGAAATTCTTGAACAAGCCAAAACATTAGGGGCTGATGTTGTTGCAGCTTGGAACGGAGCATTCGACCAAGTAGCCGAACTCTTCCCCCAAACAGCCGATCAACCTGCTGGAAGCCAAGTAAACGGACCAGCCGTATTCCTTCGTGCCGATGCCTTCGAAGCAAACCTACACCCCACCCAGAAGAAGTCGATCAAGATCAAAGTGGGTGTCTATGCAAATGAAGACTACGACAAGGTACAGACTTACCTTGAATTACTTTTCGTTGACGGTGACACTCGACGAGAGCGTGACAAGAACAAAGCTGAACTGCAATCGGCAATCAAGCAAATCGAATTGCAGGTAGATGTTACTGGTCAACTCTTGGTAGCTCGTACTAACGGTACAGCCGTACCAGTTATTGAAGGCTTCCAATACAACGAAGTTGCTCTCAAGCAAACCGTTGCTGAACTAACAACTTCGCTAAAAGGATTTGAAGCGGAACTTGTTATGCGTCAAAAGCAAATTGCTGAGATTACCAAAGTGCTGACAGGTGACCTGGGTACTTTGCTTGGATCGACTACGGCATTACATCTATCAGTTATGAATTCGGTTGGTGCCTTGTGTACCGCGATCTTGGTAACGCTCAAGACTGTTCACCCTGATTACAAAAATGTCGACGTTGCTAAGATCATGAGTGAATTCGCAATACCGGATATCAGCTAAACATGAAATCTATCTTTACAATCCTGTTCTTAATTATTTCTTCATCAAATGGGATGAGTCAAAATCTCACATATGAAGAAGTACCTTGCCTAGAACCAATACGTATAGTACATACACCACTAATGGGAGTAGAAGCTGCTCCTCAAGGGGTAGTTATAGTTACATGGGATTTAGCAACCATGTACCAAGGTGGTCAATACAATGGCACATTTGCATTTAGTGATATCGATTATGCACTAAACTCATTTGGACACTATTGGAACATACAATATCAAAGAGTAACACGAGGAGGACAATATCATGTTATCCAAGCTAACTATAATTTAGGTACTAATGTTGCTGCTAGAACGGGAAATACAACAACATTAGTTAGTCCAACATTTAGATTTTATAATCCAGTACAAAGTATGATGGTAATATGTCATGAAAACCGACATACACGATCTCAAGCGCACCACTCCCAGGATGGTGGCTTAATGGGACCTAATGGAGGTTATCTTATATTAAATAGTGATCTTGGTTATTTTGATAGAATGGTTTGGAAAAGTAATCTTCGTCCCTCACAAGAACCAGATTGGTTGAAATCATATTTCTCTCGTCAAACTGTTTCAGGAACTGTAGATGATAATATTTTTCCACTAATATATAAACACTAAAAATAATGAAAAAAACAAGCATAAATTACGTACTGCTTTTCTGTTTAATGTCGTGGGTATTATCTTTATTCATTACGATATTGGTATTCACTCGACGATCACAAGCTATCGAAGCTGAGCTACAAAGTCATATGGCAATGTACAACGAGAGAAGAATTTGGATAAAAAGTATCGAAACTAGACTTGATGCTTTAATCACTGAAAAACAAGGAGATTGATTATGCTTATGGAAATTGACTACACTCAAATTATCTTAGCTCTTATTGCTGGCATACCTGCTATGCTTGCAGCTTTAGCAACCTTATTAGTGACTCTTAGAGGAAATAGAAGCTTACAACAAGCAGTTGTTGTTGAAAATGCTAAATGTGCTACTGATGTTAAAGAAATAGTTAAGACAGAAGCTAATAAAACAGCTTCTGTAGCACAAGAAGTTAAAGCAACTCTCATAGATATAAATCATCAAAGAGAACTCAAGTCTCAAGAGAATACACAGAAGCTTGATAGGCTAGTTGAAACCACTAATGCAGTTAAAACTCTTGTTAATGGTAATCTAACCAACATCCTACAAACAAGCACTGATGCTTTAGTCAAAGCTGTTGAATTATCAAAGCAATCAACACAACCCCAACTACTCCCCCAGGAAGTTAAAATTACTTCTGATTCAGAAATTAAGATAGCACAATGATAGTCGAACATATAGATGCTATAGGACTATTATTAGATGTTAGATCAGGATCAGACCTAGTTACTGCTATAGCTATGACAGAAACACCAGCAAGTAGTGGACGTTATTTAGCTACTGTAACTACTTATGATATTTGGTATGTATTTTTAAGAACACCAACACCTACAACATATACAGATCATCGAGGAGCTAGTTCTGTTACTGATAGTAATTTAGTAACAATAAATACAAGTGTTGTTAAAGGTGAAAAGATTCAACAAGGAAATAGCCTTACATTCTATAATGGTGGAACTTATACTAAAAATATAGTAACATTAGACGATGCAGGAATCACAGTATCTTACTTGGGTACTACAGGAACCTTTAAGTTAGAATCAAACCTAAAAGTAGATCTGTTATCCTTAACAGCAACAGGAACAACAACCGGATTCTCAGTACCTGTAGCACCTTACACCACCCAGACAGAATGTGGTTTTTGGTCTATAAGAGATTCAACAGATACAATATTAGTTGAAGGTGTAGCAATCTTTAAATACGGAGCAACATAATGTCTATTGAATCAGAACTACAAGACCTACAAAAAGATCTAGGTCCATTACGAGTTAAAACTCCAAATCTAGAAGTAGAAATGCATCCAGTTGGAGATTTAATTAAAGCACAACAAAAACTAAAGACACGATCAATGTCTATGGGTGCTTTGGGATTCTCAATAGCTACAGCTAAAAATGATTGTAACTGTGGATCTTCTTGTAATACAAATAGATCACATTCGAGATACCAATGACACCTTCAACTTTTTTATTATTTTTATTAATTGTTGCAATTCTTTTTTCCGCTTTAGATGCTTTTATGTAAGGACTTGCAATGAGTATACTAGAAAAGACAAAACAATTCTTTGGCTTATCAAATAAAGTAACTGTAACTTTACCTGATAGAACTAGATATAATTCTTTAATAAAATATCCAATCTTTAGACAACATCTAAGAAAAATATCTATTGAAGAAGATGAACAAAATAGTTATTATACTGGTATGCTTAACTGTATAGCAGAACATGGTTGTGGCTCTGTACCAATGCTATTAGGAGATCACCCTAATCCACTTGTAAATAATGCAGTAGAAGATGCATGGTATAATTGGTGTGTAAATAATGGTATTGGTACTGCTCTACGACAAATAAGACGAGCAGCAGCAAGAACCGGAGTAGGTATAGGTATACCATATATAATCAACAATCCTATAGATAAAATACCCCTTGGTATTAAACCTTTATCTGTAATGGATCTTACAAATCCTGTTGATTTAATGAATGATCCTCATACCATTGATGGTATAACTTATGATAAAAATTGGGATGTAGAAGCTATCCACGTCAAAAGTGGTATATTCCAAACTAAAACATATGAAGCAAAAGACATACTAATTTGGTACAAGAAAACCAGAGAAGACCAATACATTGGTATGCCAGAATGTGGACCAGCTTTTTGTTTATTCCCTTCTGTTCGTAGATTTATGGATGCTATCGTTCGTTCAGAAGAACTAAATCAATCTATAGCAATGATGTTAGAATTAGATCCTTTAGTGTATAAAGTAGAAGATGCATCTACTATACCTACAGGTAAATTCGAATATGAACCAGGTATGATACCAACCCTCCCCCCAGGAGCTAAATTAGTTGCTCATAATGCTGGACCTAGATCTTCTGAAAGAGTACAATATATTGAGTTAGTTATAGGTGCTGCTGCAAGATGTATTAATATGCCTAAGACATTAGCCTTAGGTGATTCTTCTGGATCTAATATGTCAGTAGCATCTTATGACGTTCAACCTTGGAAAAATAGGGTTAAAATAGATCGTATTGATTACGAACCTATTCCAAGAAAGATATTCAGTCTATGGTCTTCATTAGCAGAATTGAAAGAAGATTATCTTCCAACCGGAGTAAGATCACAATTAAATAAATTAACTTTTAAGTTTAATTATGATTATGTGTTTGAACATCCAGATCCAAATAAGAATGCTGCTGCTAGAATGACTGATCTTATTACAGGATCTACAACACTATACAATATTTATTCAGAACGAGGCAAAAATGCTCGAAGAGAAATAGAACGAGAAGCAACTTTACTTCGTATAGATCCACAAGATCTAATAGATAGTTTTATAGTAGGTAGATCACCTGCCGCACTTACTCTTATAAAGGATGTTCCAGGTAATGATAATAATAAGGATTAAAACCAATGGGACTTAAACCAAGAAAACATACACTATCTCCCCCAGAAAATTCAAGGAAGATACTTCATTCAAAAGCAGAATCAATTAAATTATCTAAAGACTCTATAGGACCAGTAAAACTTAGTTTTATTGGTTATACAGGAGTTGCAGTAGATTTAAGTGACTATGGGTTTGATGCTCCTGTTGCATATAATGTTGACGGCATTACATGGAACAATGATAAAAAACCTATAAAGTATGAACACTATAAATCAGTGGGACATACAACAAGTTTATCCATCGATGGCGGACAACTAAAAGGTGAAGGAGTTCTTAGTTTAAAGAATGACAGAGCCGAAGAAATAAGTTCCGGCATAGAAAACGGTTTTCCATACCAAGGCTCAATGGGAGTTTATGTACCTAATACTCCAGGTAATATAACTTATATTGAGAAAGGAATCAGAGTAATGAACGGAAGAACATTTACTGCTCCACACTATTTTATTGAACAGTCAGAATTAGACGAAATGACGGTAACGGAAAACGGCCGTGACGGTAACACCAGTTATGAATTCTTAAACAAGGAACAAAGGATGACTATCAAGAACTCAACTCCCTCAGAAACACCACCTGTTAAAGTAGAAGATAAGCTACCACCTATTAAGGTAGAAAACAAGCTACCAGAACCAGAACCTACTCCAATTCCAACCCCTACTCCTGCTTCTGATACTTTTAAGATGGCTCGTCAACTTATGGTTGATGGTATGCGTCTTTCAAGACAATATCCTGATCAAGCAGAGTACGTTGAAAAGTCTCTTTCCGAGGGTCTTGATATTTCTGTTATTGAAAATACAGTTAAATATAAGGCTTTGGAAAATAAGTTTAATAATGGTATTCCTTCTCCTAGTCAAAAAGGTGAAGATCAAACCATTGAAGTACGTTTCATGCTAGGTAATGGAATTAGCCCAGAAAGCCTAGAAAAACAAGGTTACGATAAGAAACTTATCGATAACCAATATAAACGTGCTCGTATGTCTTTACATGAAACCATGTATCTTTGCTCCCGTGCTTACGGTGGTAACTATAGTGGTCACTCTGACAAGATGGATATGGTCGATTTCATTCGTCGTAATGTCGTAAATTCCCGAACACGTATTAATAACACTGGTTTTGGTACTTTCGATATGCCTAATCTATTCCTCAAAGCAGGAAAGATTATGCTTGAAGAACGATGGGCAATTGATCCTCCTTTAGCAACTAAAATCTGTAAAGAAGTTTCTAATGAAGACTTCCGACCAACAGATAAAGTACGTCCAAATAGTGGAGAATCTTGGAGTGAAGTTAAAGCAGATTCTAAAGTTGACCTAACTACGGCAGGTACGGAAGTATTCTATCGTACACAACTAAAGACTTCTGCTCAAATCATGACTTTGACTCGACAAGAAATCATCAATGGTGATTCTGACGTAATTCAAGGACTACTTGAAGGTATGGCAGAAGGTGCCAGGATGATTCCTGATCTTCAATTGGGTCGTTTGATGCTTAAGCAAGCATCAGCAGCAGCTTCATTTTGGGTAAATGCTGATAACTCTCGAACTTCTTTTGCTCTTAATCGAGGAAATCTAGAAACGGCATGGAATGCTGTTCGACAGTATAGTATTGCTAAAGGTAATATCAGTTGGAACACTATGGCAAGTTCCAAGTGGCAATTGATCGTAGCTCCTGAACTAGAAAAAACTGCTTTTGAACTAATGCGTCAAAGCACTCTAGTTAATGACACAACTGCTAACACAGTTACAGGTCAAGAAAACTTCTGGTACAATATGTTCAAGATTGTACCATTTGGAAATATGGCAAATACGGGAGCTTTTGGTGCAAGTACATTTGCAACAACAAGTTCTTGGGTTCTATGGCCACTAGAATCTCGATTTGCTCCTTACTCTATCTGTTATCTACAAGGTATGAAAACACCAGATATTCAGACAGTTGATCTACCAGCAGAACTACTTGGTTTTGGTTGGAGAGGCGTTTGGGATGTAGCAGTCAACGAACGTGAACGTGAACTAATTCTTCGAGCCAAAGCATAATTGAAAGGAACTATTAACAATGCCTTACGCAACACCTATTCGTTTAGCTGATCCAGTCCGTATGGAGCAGCCACCAATTTGTGCTTACATCAGGTCAACAGCCAATTCGTTGGTTATTCCTTATGTAAACGTATCAACCACACTATCCATCTCCCCAGGAGAACCCATTCTAATCAATGGTAGGGTAGGACTAACTTCTAGATTGATTCTTCCCTTGCAAGAAGGTAATCTAGTATTTGATTGGGTAGCAGACTTTATTGTATCCGCTGGTCTTGCAGCAAATATCCTTTCTGGTGATCCAGTTTGGTGGGATTATAGTGACACAACTCTAGCATCTGGATTGGGTGCTGTAGTTCGTGCTGCTCCTACTAATGGATATATCCTTGGTTTTGCTGCTCCTATGCCTGGTATTTGGACTATTGCATCTAATCGTGCAATTGCTCAAGATTACACAGACTCTAAAGTAGCTGCTGGAACTGCTCGTGTTCGAGTATATCCTTCACAAGCAGTTGTTCCAGTAATCGGAACAATTCCAACCTACATTTAATAATTATGTTTTTAATAATTTAAATTTATTAGGCAATATACACTTACTCAGCCAAATTTAAATTATAAGAACATTTTATTTCACTTAAGTTACTTCTCTTTTCGCCCTACCAATTTGAACCGAGGTAACTTAAGTGGATTTATTAGCTTTAGGAAGTAAGTTTCTTACTGAACACAAACCTGTTCAAAATATCAGTATTAAATATCCTGATAAACCTGAGTATAGAGGCTCAGCAACTTTAATAGATTCAAAAGCCAGTACATCTGACAAGATTAGAATTCAAAGTCAATTTATTGGTTTTCTTGTAACAGTTGATCAACTTCCCTATCCTCCAAATAGAGGTATGTTAATCATCTGGTCTAATAGAGTTTATGAGGTAATATTCGAAGGACCAATTATGTGGTCTTATAATGATCAATTTCAAAATGAAATCCTCTTAAAGACTGTATACAAACATGCTTGTGGCTAAAGTAGAAGAAATTTATAATGCATTAACCGCAACCCCAAGCGGATCATGGGCAGGAACCAATGGGTTCACTGTCAACAAGGCTCTCGACCCGTCTCAAGTTTTTGAGTCAAGTACATCAGGAATCTGGATAATTCCTGTCATTGTGGGGTACAACTTGGCACAAGGCTTGAGACGGGGAGAGATTAAAACAATAAACAAACAAATAAGAATCAGTGTTGCAATTTCAACTCCTTTCAGTACAATCCAAACAGGAGATATATCTTCCTGGGCTGAGATAACAACTTTGTTAAATTTCAGAGAAGCAATTGATGAAAGAATAATTCTTTCAACAACTAAAATCTTAGAAATAGAAGCAATGGAAGCAATGGATGTAATGCAAGGACAACGATGGTTTTTATCTGTTACTGATTTTGTTTATGAAGGTTTATCATGCGGGTACAAGTAAGAACACAATATTTCTTTCAAAAACTCAATGTTAGACTTAAAGAAGCAAAGACAATAGGATTATATAGAGTTTGTGGTTTAATACGATCAGCCACAAGAAGATCATTAAGGTTAGCAAGAGGACCATCCTCCCCAGGAAATCCTCCTCATGTTCATACTTTAGGTGGTCTTAAGATAATCAGTTTTGCTGTAAATGGCGATACTGGTATGATAGGTCCAGACAAGTTTCCACGGGCTAATAAATTAAATGAACCTGTGACTTTTGTTCAAGAATTTGGGGGTACTTTTACTTCTAAATGGGGCTTTAGAACATACCCTGAAAGATCGTATATGAACTCTACCTTGAACAGATTACAATCTCAAGGTTTGATTGGCAGAGAATTCACAACAACAATAGCAAGGGTATTATAATGACAACAACAGCAGAATTATCTAAATGCGATAATCCTGGTAGTGCAGCTTCAATTTACTTTAACTCAGCCGATACTGGTCTAACTTACGACTGTTCCGCAGCAGTTTGGGTTAGGCATAAAGGACTTATTGGGGATCTTTCTGTTACAGAAACTGAACCAGAAAATAAGTTAGGTCGACGAGATCCTTCTCGAATCTATGATGAATATGTTTCAGGACGTATTCAACTTGATATTTCAGGTCAACAAGCCTTTGATATTGATTATGAAGGTTGTGATGCTTTAAATAAAGCACGAAATGGTAATGCTTCTGTTGATCTTTTGATTCTTTCTAATCTTATTTCTGTAGTCGGTTCTGCTGGCTATCGAGGTAAATTTAGAAACTTTGATCGATCATCTTCATTTCCAGAAGAAGGTGCTGCAACACAAAACTTCAAACTAATGCCAGCAGCTTGTTCTTTAGTTGCTTGCGTAGTAAGGGCAGTAAGAGTCAATATCGCATCAGCAATCGTAGATTACACACCATAACACCTTCCCCAGGAAATATTTAAATGAAAATTACAGATGCACAAGCTATTGTACGTGGACTAGAAAATACTAGTGATGAGGAAGTTCATATTGATATTCAATATCTAATTCCTTTGATTGGTGTTGATGAAGTAGAAGCTCAATTAACCGCTTTTGGTGAATTGCAAGTTGCTGCTGCTCAAAATACTTTTGGTTCCACAAAACGTAATAAAGAAATGAAAACAGGAGTGGGATCTTTCAATAGACTCACACTACTGGAAGCACTTAAAAGTTCCGAATTCCTCAAAGAAAACAAGATCTTAATCCAATCATGACATTTACTTTAGGTAACAAACAGTACCCCGTTGAGATTACCTTTCAAGAAGCTTACGGTCCCTTAAAAAAGGAATGTGACTTCAATATCTTTAATATGTTTGCTGAGGATGATTTACTGCCTCGCAAACTGTTACTAGATGAAGAATTTGTACTCGAACTGATGTGGTATTTTGTAAAAAAAGAAGGTACTCTTCAAACAAAAGAGTCCATGATCTCTAAAATCCCTTCTATGGAATTCGTAGATGAATTTAGGGAGGCTCTCTGGGAAGGAGTCGTAAATTTTTCGAGTCCCCTGAAAAGACCGATGTTAATAGACGCTTGGAAGGTGATGAAAAAAGAACTACGAGCAACACGGATTGGGAACAACAATGTTGGACAATCTCCCTCAACGTCAGATCAAGAGGAATAAACATAAATTCACTTACTATGGGTGAAATTATGTATATGGAAAGCAAAGCACAATACCGAGATCAAGTGTCTTGGGCTTGCTCTGCACAAGAACCTAAAATGCTTCCCACCCCAGAAAAGAAAGCTAGTAGTGGATCTGCTCAGTTAAAAGGATCTGCATCTAGACACTTTAACAATGACCAGATCAACGATAATAGCCGGAAAAGCAGTAATTCTAGTAAGCCTTGAAGATAATATCGGAAAAGGTTTAACTAAAGTACAAAATCAAGTTTCTCGACTATCTAACTCTCTTAATAAAATGGGAGGAACGGCTCTACGTGGAGGTTTTCTTGGGGCATTAGCATCAGGTAAAATAGCAAAAGATTTTATGTCTTATGAAGATAGTATCTTATTTCTATCTACTAAACTAGAATCTTTTAATACTGATATGAAAAAGAATGGAGAAGAAACTTTAGCTTTATCAGAAAAGATAAAGACTCTTTCTCGTAGTATGGGTGAATTACCTTTAGAAGTTTCTAAAGCAGCTATATCATTAGCTTCTGCTAATTTCTCACCAAAGGCTATAGAAGCTTCTCTACAAGGTGTAATCAATTTATCTAGAGGTACAGATTATGGTCTAGCTGATTCAGCTAAATTAATAGCTAACCTTTCAGCTTCTTTTAAATTGTTAGGAGCAGATCAATCAGCTGCTCAACAAATAGACATAGTTAATAAATTAGTATCTCAATTGGTTAAAGCTACTAATTTAGGTACTATTGAAATTGAAGATCTAAGAGAATCTCTAAAATATGCTGGTGGTACTGCTGCTGAATTAGGGATTAAACTTCCTGTTATACTTGGTTTTTTAGCAGAATTAGGTGATTCAAGTCTTAAAGCTTCTTTAGGAGGAACTTCACTTAATATTGTTATGTTACGTATGGCAACGAATTTAGATAAAATTAAAGCTGTACTACCTGGATTTAATCTTACCACAGATGGTAATGGTAATGTTGATCTAGTAAGTTCAATGTCAGATTTGTATAAGGCTACAGAGAAATTTAGTAATGTTAAAAAGATAGATTTCTTTAATGATATTTTTAATATTCGTGGTGCAAGAGCAGTTCTTGGTGCCAAAAATATAGAAAATATTGAAAATCATATTGAGAAATTAAATAAAGTTACTGACTTAGCTGTTAAAGCCCAACAACAAATGAATTCTGGGGTGGGTGGTGTATGGAGACGCCTAACTACAGAAGCTTCTTTACTTAATATAGAAATAGGTGAAAAGCTTAATAAAGAATTTAAAGTTATGGGTGAAGTAGTTACCGTAACTGTACATGCTTTAGGTTCTTTGGCAATTAAGTTCAAAGCAATAACATTAGCAATTCTATTAGCTCCTTTTGCCTTAGGAGCATTTGCCATAGGTGCATACACACTTTCTTTTGCACTATCTAGATTAACAGGAGTTCTATCACTCCTAAAATCAGGTTTAAAAGGAATATCTTCTATAGCCAAATTTAGTATTGGTTCAGCAACTAATACTTTATCTATGCTAACCACCCCCAGTAAATCGTCTTTAGCTCATAAAGCAGCTATTGAAAAAGAAACTAAATTAATCACTAAACTTAAAGCTAAGCAAGCTCTTTCCTTAGCTAAAGGTTCTTCTCCTGCCAAAGTTGCTGCAAGTAAAAATACAGCCAATTTAATTGCTGCCGAAGCAAGGTTAGCAACACTTAAACCAAAAGGAAATTTTGGAAATAATCTACGAGCAGGTGGCACTAAAATATTAGGAATGGGAGATAGAATTGAAGCTATCTACAAAGAAAAAAAAGAAATAAAGGCTCAAATAGCATTAGAAAAAGAAGCTGGTATTGCAGCTAAAGCAAAATATAATAAAAATATAGCTTTAAATAAAAATGTAGATGGTAATCTAAAAAATAGAGCTGCTCTTGCAAGTAAACTAGAAACTGCTGCGAATAAACAGAAAAAAAGAATAACTAATTTAGAAAATTTAATTGTAACAAATCAAGAAGCAGCTAACATAAAAAGAAATGCTAGTTTAGGTCGAGAAGCATCTTTTGAAGCCAATCATTTAAAAAATACTACTCGACTTACACACCTAAGACAAACAGAAGCTATACGTGGTGTTGCAAGAGAATTAGAAATTCAAAAACAATATGATGCCCTTTATAAAGTTAGAAATGAATTAGCTACACAACCTAAATTTATTAAACCTTCCGGTGGTGGATCTTTAGTAGCTTCTCAAAACTATGAAATATTAAAAACTAGAGAAAAAGAACTAGCTTCTTTAATAAATAGTCGTCAAGCTAAAACTAGAGCAATAGCTTTTGAAATTAATAAATTAGAAGCAGCTACTACAAAACCTAATTTTAAATCTGAACAATCTAGAATTTTATTAGCTAATAAAAAAGAAACTTTATCAATAGAAAGATTAATAGTTAAAAATAAAATAGCTTTAGAAGCAATTGAAGCTAAACTTATGCGAGGAGCTAAACAAGCAGGATTTGCTGAAAAAATGAATGCTACAGCTACTGCTGAAAGAACTAAAATAGCTATTAATTTTGAAAAAACATCTTTAGTTAGATCAGCACGTATAGCTCGTGCAGGTAAAGCCTTACAAGGAACAAGTTATTTTACCGGAATGGGAAAAGGTATAGCTTCTTTATTTAAAGGATTTTCTGTAGATAAAACTCTTATAGGAATTACTAGATTAGGATTCTCTTTCCTTAAATTATCAGGTTCTCTCCTTAGATTTGCATTTTCTTGGAATGCAGTAGGAATGATCTTTAATGTACTTTTACTTTTTGGAGATAAAATACCTGTAATAGCTAATGCCTTTACTGCTCTAGGACAAGGGTTTAAAGCAGCTTTTGGTGAATTAGGTAAAATAGCTGCTTATACAGCACCTGCTTTTAAATTATTACAATTATCTTTTAATGCTTTTTCTAAAGGTAATTCAGCAAAAGGTATGGAAGCTCTTGGAGCAGCAGTTTCTGGTGTAGCAGATATTATAAGTAACCAACTATCTGCTGCCTGGGATATGTTTATGTCTAAAGTAGAATACATTGTAGTATTCTTCAAGCAAATAGGAAAAACTATTTGGACAACTTTATCAGGAGTTTTTGATGGATTAACTTTAGTTCTTACTAATCTATTTTCAGGTTTAGGTACTTTATTAAATCCATTATCAGATTCTATGTCTAAAGTAAGTACAGGATCTTTAGGTTTAGATATAGGATTGGCACTTAGTGAAGGTGTTAAAGTATTAATTGATTGGGGTCTTTGGCTTGTACATGCTTTAAATGAAGTATTTGTACGAATGGCTCAAATGTTATATCCTATTATAAAATGGATGGACCCACTAGGAGCTAATGATGTTAAAAATGAAGCTAGAATATTAAAATTACAATCAGATTCTGATTATTTCTTAGGTAAGAAAGATAATGCAAATAAAAGAGATGAACGAAATGCTAAATTAACTTCTTCTTTTGATACTGAAAAGAATCTTCCAAAATTACAAGAAGATAACGCAGAAAAATATAAAAAAGATTTGCTAGAAGTAACTAGATTACGAAGAAATATAGATCTTAATGTTGATATAACTAAAAAAAGAAGATTAGAACAAACTTTAAAGGATTATATTAAAATAGCAGATGAAGAAAAAAATGTTAGAGAATCTCATATAAATGATATATTATCATCTAAAAACTCTCGTGAAGTAGCTGCTCAGTGGAGAAATATTGATTCTAAAATAGCTGCTGGTCGTATGGAAAAAGCTGCAAGAGACTTTAAAGATAAAGTAGCAGAAGCAGCTAAAGCACAACAACCAGATGCACCAACAGATAAGAAAAAAGAAGAAATATCTGCTAACTTTGGACAAGTATTATCTGCTTTAGTTGGAAGTATAGAATCAACTCGCGGAGAATACTTTAAGACTTCTTCTGAATTAGCACTTGATGTTGCTAAAGATCAACGACAATTACTTAAAGACATAAAAGATGGAATAGGAAACTTAGAAGCCGGAGTAGGTTAATGTCTAGTCAAATCAATACAATACTAAACATACTAAATAGATCTAAAGAAGAACTAATACCTCTTATATACGAAACATATCGTACAAGGTTCAACACTTCCAAAGTCCCCCCAGTAAAAGTAGCTCGAAATAAGAAAGAGCAAATTACTATGGTTTGGGTAGATAGATTAGTAGCTTTAGAATGGTTAAAAAATAACCATGAATTTCTAAATAAAAAAGAATTACATTCAACTTTAAAGGATATATCAAATGACTGCTCAATGGGTTGAAATTTATGGTGAATCCAGAGCTTTTACAGTGGATAGAAAAAATATATCAAAAGATTTTGTATTTGTAGTTTATGATGGAACTTATAATGATTTCTCTCATGGTATGTCTGCTCAAGACTTCAATGGTATAGAATATTGGTTAGATGATGTTCCTGTACAAACAGCAGTAATGGAAAGAGTAAGAGGATTTATACCTTTATTCTTTGAATTTGTTGTAAGTCAAGGATTATCTTATATTCTTTATGTATCAACAGTTAGAGTAACTCAACTTAATTGGGGTGCTTGGGAAGTACATATGACTTTTGATATTCCAGAAGATAATGGAAAAGATCAAGGGGGTGGAGATGAAGGAGATAATGCAGAAGGAGATGATCTTTCAGAAGAATATACTCAAATATCTTTAAATGGAGAAACTACAGAAAAGAAAATACAATAAGCTAGGGTAATGGAATCTGAGATGAGTTCAAAATTATACAGTGATTGGAATGCATTAGGAGCAGGAGTTAGACCTGCTAGACCAAGTATAATAGATATGGTAGGAGATAATGCATTTATTGGTGCAACAAAAAATGGTATAGAAGGAGCAACTATATTCGGTAGAAGTTTTTCTATGCAAGTTACTCAATATATGTCTCCTAAAAAACTAACTTATGCTTATGTAAGATTATTAACTAGATTAATTGCCACCCTTAATGATAGAGATTTCTTTGGTTTTGCCCCTGGTTCAATGCTTTTTAGAGGTTATACTTTAGCAGGCCATTTATATCAAAATATACCTGTAACTTTCTCTTTTGATCATAAAGCTAATTTTAGATTTTCAGAAAGTCTTCCAACATTACTAGCTAATACACAAGATGAACGAAATTCTTCTGGTAAATTAGTTACTGATTATCAATTTGATATTTTAAATGAACCAGAATTTAAAGATACTATCATAGGTTATAGAGGTAGTCCATCTCCTGACTTTGGAGCACAAGCATTATTAGTAACCCATCCAACAGGTTCTAAATCAGAACCTATACTATATCGGGCAACTAATAATCAAGAGAAATATCTTCTAAGTAACTATTATTGGCCTTATAATGGTATTAACGATATAAATGGAGTACATTCTGGTTGGTCTATTATAGACTATAAATATGCAGAAACAATAGATGCAGGTGTAGGATCTTCTATAAAGACACCTACTTATCGTACTATACTTCAACCATATGAATACAGTAATTTTAGGGCATTTAAATTATGATTCCTGCAAAAAAAGGAGATCCTTTAAAAAAACATATAACAGCAGAATTTATAAATAGATTAAATCGTTCAGAAGGAACAAAACCACAATTACCTAATCCATCTTCTCAAACTCAAAGCCAAATATTAGGACAAATAGATCCTCTTAATTCAGGCTTTACTTTTATAGGACAATTTAAACCAGCATTGTTAGATGATGTATTTCATATACAAAATCCTGCAAATTCTCATTTAAATTTAGATGCTTTTAAAGTACGTGGATTAACAAATTGGTCAACTTATCGTCCTTGGGGTATAGCTCAACAACAAATTACTCAATATCAAGCAGGTATTATACAACTCACAGGTAAAAGTTGGTTAGATATAAGTACACTCACAGAAAATACAACCGAACATACTCATATTGATATACGAGATGGACAACTAATATTACAAAATAGTGGTAACTGTCGTATCTTATCTTATCGAAAACCACATGCACTAGTATTACTTGGTAACTCCCCCCCAGGAACGATAATAGGTGTAACTACAGGAAGTATAGGAGCAGGTTCATTAGCTTCTCCTACATCTGGAACAATAAATGTATATGACTGGAATTCTACAGGTACTCAGTTAATTGCTACTGGTAAAACTATAGAAGTAATTAATCGATATCCTGAAGTAGTAGCATCTGGAAAAGTTGTATCTGCATCTTTCTATGGCAGACATTTTGTAATAGATGTAGAACCTATAATTCCTTGTTCTGAAAAATTTGAAACTTTTGTAATGCTTTCCAACTGGGTAGGTACAAAAGCATTTGCTGTATTTACCTTAGCTACAGGTGGTTCAGTACAATATGGCGTTGTAGAAGACCTTAAAGGAATCTTTCAAGATCAAATAACATATGGTCAAGAAGGAATAGGTATTAGATCTTGTGATGGTAGACATTTCATTATAAATGCCAAATGTGCTCAAGCAACTGTATCACCGCCTACGTTTGGTTGTTGTGTTTATGGCTCTCCAGGCTCTCCTTTGACAGGACAAACAACTAATGCCGATTGTACATCTTTAGGTGGTACTTGGACCGCAGGAGCTTGCCCATGACCGGAATGCCTTGCTGTTGCCCGCTAACAGCTGATCGAATGCCAACGATTACAATTGCTGGTATGACGGCTGTTAGTAGTTGGACTTTCGTACCTGCCACTTGTTGTGCAATCATTTGCTTCGACTATGACACTGAACAAGCACTACAAAAAAATAATGTAGGTGCTACTATGACCTACGACAAAACAGATACTTGTGTTGCAGAAAGATATTATTACCCATATACGTGCGGTCAAAAAATTCAAGCATTTTGGTCGCTTAATCCTTATCCTCATTCAGGAGTCCCTGGTGATGGTGATTATGTTCTTTGGCCAAACGAACCGGCCTATACAGGTTGTTGCAGTGATCCTGTTTCCCTAAACACTCTAACGAAAACAATCCGCCAACGTGGTGGTCAGCAATTCGTAGTTGCAACTCAACCTTACCGTATTTGTATCACACTACAAAAAGTAATGTATACTTGTGGTGCAAACCCCCCAGTAGAAAAGTTTATTTTAACTTTCAAAAAACTCTATCGTGGCCACTATGCTTACCGTAGTTATGAACAAATAACTGTAGATTATTCATACACTAATTCAGATCCACTATGCTGGAATATTACCGCAAATACCTCAACAGGTTCACCTACCTACGATCCTGCTGAATGGGATGGTTTGTCAGGTATTGCAATAGATTTTGAGACCTGTCGTCAAAAGTTACTAGATGCTTTACCTACAAGTAATACTAACTACACATTTGCAACTGGAGACATTTTAACTTTATGTACTCTAGATAGATCAGCTTGTGCAACTTGTGTTACTACTCCAATATGTTTCAATTCTGGTCTAACGGGAACAAGCACACCAAGTGCAGGATTCTGTGATGCAACAACAGCAGGAACAGTTGGAACAAAAACAGATACTATAAAAACTTGTGGACAACACAACACATATTTATGGTCAAATGATAGTCAATCAACTCAGGTATCTGCTGGAGAAGTCCCACCGGATACTTCAAATTTAGAGTGTAAAACTGAAACCGCTGTTGATCGACCATACTCACAGTATTGGGGAAGTCCACCGGTATTAGGACATACTTGGACTGATATAGCACAATGTGACAAAACTTACACTTGGAACACAATTGAACAGTCTACATGGATATGTGGTGCCCCATCTTATAAAACAGGTGCTTCTTTACTTTGTATGCCTACATCAAATTGCCCACAATGTCCTACAGGTACACAAGGGCCAGGTGGTGCTGATGTAAATCTTGTAGTAGCTACTACTTTAGCTGGTCCGGTTGCTTTACAAACATATACACGTACGATAAGCATATCACGTTCAGTTACTTGTTCTGGATACATGCAACAAGAAATCTGTTTAACGTATCTAGGTGGAACAATAACAATAAACCCATCACCATTTATGAAAAACTTTGGAATGGAATCAACTAACTTCTTAGGAGACATGACATGATAATAATTGAAAATGGTGAAACACTCGAAATACTAACTGATGCAACAGCAACAACAACTGAACCAGCTTGGCAAGTAGGTTTAGTAGCTGCTCAAGGTTCTGTATTTGTCCAAGCTTCAAGTGAAACAGGAGCTTGCACTGGAGTTACAACCGTTGCAATGGTAAGTGGTGTTGCTTCAACTCAAAAACGAATTAGTGGCTTGTCTGTTTACAATCGAGATACGGTTAGTCGAATCATTACAATTCGACGTTCAGCAACTCTACCAATCATCAAAGCAACCCTTGTAGCTGGTGCAAGCTTAGTTTATGAAGCAAGCACAGGTTGGGCAGTATATGCATTATGATAATTTACTGTCCAAATCCAGAATCTTTATGTAGTGAGCAAAAAAAACTAATATACTTTACACAATCGCTATCAATCGAATCCTTCCCTACGCAGCAAGAACGACATGAAGTATTAGGACGATCATTGTGGAAAGAACTACATACTAAAAAGAACCCCACCCAGAAATGGTTTTTAGATTGGTTATCAAAAGTACCTAATACTTCATCTTGTGGTAGTTGTCAAACATGGTCTATTAACTGGATAGATATTCTAGGTAATGAACCAGATTATGAAAACTGGTTTCCTTGGTCTGTTAAGTTTCACAATGCAGTCAATACCAAACTTACTAGAAAACAATGGACTTTAGAAGAGGCAATAACATGTTGGATAGAATTGTAAATTGGTTTTTTAATAATCCACCAGATTATGGTGTACCTAGAAACCCTAAATGGGAATACATAAGAAACCAATATGTTATGAGAAATCCTACTTGCAAAGCTTGCAATACAATATTCAATATAGAAGTCCACCATATAAAACCTTTTCATCTCTACCCAGAATTAGAATTAGATACAACTAATTTTATTTCCTTATGTAGAAATCATCATTTTAAGGTAGGTCATTTTAGTAATTGGCTTACATTTAATCCCAACGTCATAGCTCAAGCAAAAGAAATGTTAATTAAACATGGTATCTTTAGCAATTAATGTAATAATTGTAGCAGCAGTAATAGCATTAGTATTTATTGCTCTAAGACAATTCAATTTAACTATTCCTCCTTGGGTAGTACAAGTATTTTGGGTTATAATAGTTGCAATAGTAATAATCTTTGCAATAAAGTTCTTAACATATGGAGCACCTATAAATGTCTAAAGCATATAAGACAGAAAATAATACTATACTTATTCATTGTCCAGGTTGTGGACATTTACACTCATTTGACTTAAATAGATGGACCTGGAATGGTTCTTTAGATTCCCCAACATTTTCTCCTTCTTTATTAGTTTCTTGGGATAAAACTATAAAAGGAGTAATAGAACCTGTTTGTCATTCCTATGTAACAGAAGGAAAAATACAATTTTTATCAGACTGTAAACATGAATTAGTAGGTCAAACAATAGAACTACCAAATTATGACGATTGAATGCCAACATTTAACAATCGATAATATATGTGAAATAACTTCTACACTAGCATACCCATTCGTATTCCACCCCCAGGAAAATGATTGTAAGGCTTGTAAAAGATGTAAAGAACCACAACAAATTAATGAAATTACAAAAGCAAATGCAGATGTAATTTTAATACGAAATGGTTATGAATCTTTAAATCCACGTAAAGGAACAGGAACTAGATTAGCTTATGCTATTTCTTGGTTTCAAATAACTCCCCCAAATTGTAACTGTAGTAATAGAGCAGAGACAATGGATTTATGGGGTATTGACAGATGTATTGAAAATAAAACTATTATTCTTGGTTGGTTAAGAGAATCGGCCTTAAACAATAACATTCCATATAGTGAATATGTTATTTCTAAATCCCTCAATTTATTATTTCTATCTTGTAAATTACTTCCAATATCTAAATAAATACTAATCGATATCATAGAATAGGAATTTATTGGCGAGAATTCAGATTCTAGAATCTTTTTTTGTGCGATAGAGGCACCTACAATCTTCAATGAATTCTATATCATATCGCCCATCAAGTCGCTTCTAACGCCATGCCAAATACCTTAAAATCGATATTATCCGATTAATCCCGATTCTCGCCCATTGACTTCGTTCCACATATTCCTAGAATATGAGTAAGTTAACGGGGTATCACGATATACACACAGTAGGTGCCCATAAATTCTTTTTATTTGATACCTTTTCGCCCGATAATTCCTATTCCATGATACTAATCAATTTCATTTTCTATTCTCTTCCCAATTCCCCTACAATAATATTCCCCAAATAAACCCATTTTACCGATTGTCTTTATGGCGTGAATTGCAATAATCACTACATGGAAACGAACAACCCCCAAATAACCAAACGTGTATTCAAATTGACTACACTAGAAAAGGAAACCAATACTATGTCAGCCTGCATTACTCAATATAATGATGTTTCGGAACTTGCAATCACAAATTCCAATGGTTCATTCAAATTTATGTATTTTGATTCTGACAACGATCTTTTCGAAGTTCTATCCAAACTTCCAATCGATCCTCAAAATATAACTTATGAATAACCTTTTGTTTGTTCCCTTTCACTACAAAAACTGTTTTGTTTCTTTTTGAACACACAACTTAAACAAACTTCTATTCTTTAAACTATTGTAGATTGTACCCGCATTCCTACAATAGTTTATTTCTTTAATTTCTATCTATCTATAGAATCTTATGCCATTCAACCATTCTATACGTCCAGTACCTCCACCATATCGATTAGAGAATAACTATGAAATCGATATCATAAAAGGTATTATCTTAGATAAAGTCACCAAACACCAAAAATTCAATCAAATAAATTCTAATGGTTATTACTATGAAATCATATCAAGTAGACAATACTTGTTACATCGTATAATCTATTTTTGGGCAACAGGTGAAATTCCCCAACAAGTAATTCATATCGACCTAAATAAAGCAAACAACCGTCTTTCAAATCTTAAACCTGTTTTTATTAATCCTGAGATATTAACACAAAAACAAATAGAGAATAAAATATCTAAAACATGTTTACATCAAGAATACGAATCAGAACCAATAATAAAACAAACATCATTCACAAACCCTCCCCAGAAAAAAGATAAAACTTTAAGTATAGATTCTAATCCAATTATATTAAATAATGAATATAGTTGTAGACGTACAACTCGTGGTAATTGGGCATTAAGTTTTAAAGGTAAACATCTATGTATGTGTCCAACTTATGAATTTATATTAGAAAAATATATTACTCCCTCTACACAAATAAATCCGTAAAAACACCAAAAATTAAAATATAGGGTCTCACGTATACGTGTACGATTACCCAAAAATTAAAAAATAGGGGTCTTACGTGTGAGTCTAGTAGGGAGATAGTAGTTGTTGTTTTACAATTCAATTGTAATTACACACGTTTTGTAAGTAAATCCAAAGGTAGTGCATCTTTTTGACTCCACCTAAAAGGGAGGGGGTGCATCTTTTTGACGACGTAGTCAGATTGATTTGACTACGTAGTCAAATCGATTTGAGGACACCCGATTGGAATTGTGTCATTTGGTACGCAATTAGATTCTAATAATTGTTGGCATCGGTATGCCGATTGCTTTCACGCGGTAAATAGGATTACCGCTACCTTCCTTATAGAATTGGACTACTTTCGCCACACAAAAAAGAATTCTGAGAATTGTTCTTGCAAGCTGTTAACTTCGACGATAGTATTACAGGTTGTATGGTAGACCAAAACGAAACACGCGAACAAAGGTAATGAAAATGAAGGCTACAAGCGACTACGATCAAGAAACGCGAATTGACGCAATGACAACAATTGTCGCTGCACTACTCAGTCTAGAAAATGACAAGAGCAAGAAAAGTAAACTTGCCATTGCGGTTCTAGGCCATGATCCAAGATAATCCCTCACCCTCACAAGGAACCAAGACAATGAAACGATTCTATCTTGATTGCAAAATCCAATGGCGAGGAATCGAATACATTGAATACGCTTCAATCGATTTTGTCGAAGGTACTTCCGATTCTATAGTTATCGAGGAAGTTAAGAAATATTTTGAAACGAATAACCGGAGTGTATGTACCCCAAAAATCATCACCCCCGACTTAGATACTAGTTTAGGTTTATATATTTTGATTTGGTAATTTTCCCCACTCACACTCACACTCGCACTAGGAACCAAAACGATGAAAAACGTAACAATGGCCGATTTAGTGGCTAAAGAAATATTTAACTTGCAACGTGAAAACAATAAACTTCAATCGACAATGGATCAGAATACCGATTCAATAAAAAGTCTGAAAATCGAATTGTCCCAATTCAAACAATTGCAATTTGAACGCAATTGTTGCGATGAACCACTAGACTTAGTTCTTTAAACCCCCAGGATTGGCAATTCTACCGGATTGTCAATTCTCTCGAATGATGTTTAACTTCTAAACATATTCGTTTAAGTACCCCCTTTGTTGACTTTGTCAACAGAAATGGATTGTTTCATTATGAAACTAATCAAAACAGCCATCGAATTACGTGCATTCATCGATTCAACCACTAGTGCCCCTGAGATCGACATTGTTCGAAAATCAGACGGTACGGTAGACTGGTCAGAGTCTTCAGTTTGTGGTATCAAAACTTGCTCGCAAGCGAGTCTAGAACCGGAACAACGGTTAGAACTCAACGAATTTGCAGAACGAAATCTGCAAACTGTTATCTTAGAACTAAACCTTGAAACAGCGACTGAGATTCTTGGATTGCAAATTTGTGACCCAACACAAGTTGCACCAATCATGCAACTTGGACAAGTATTCTATTCTTCCAGCAAGAATTCGACAAATAGATCGATGAATGAGACCCGAGCTAAGTTAATGGCCGATATCATGGTTGACATTGGATGGTGCCTTGGACCAACGGCAAGTATTGATGCATACGGATTGTGCACTACGATTGCTCACAGGGCGGCGGCGGTTGTTCGGGCACAACAAAGCGGCGTTTGCATTCCAGTTAAAATCGTGCTCGTGGCGGGTGGAGTACCACATTTTGCGGATATTTACGATATTAACAAAACAAACACAGCTAGCGATATTTTTTATCGTGACCCCGAACGAATACCAGAGACTCTCTTCGCTGACGTTTGTACAGAAATTCCAGCAGCGAACGTGCGTACCAAATGGCGTGAAAAGGCTTTGAAAGAGCTTGTGACGCTGG